ACTCGCAATAGAAGTCTATGTAAGACTGCGCTCCCCCATTTTTTATTTTAATTGCACCTTGAGAAATGGCAACGCCATTACTTGACCCGCCAGCCACACCAAGCGTTCCAGCAATTGTCGCGTTTGTTGTTCCGGTTGGAACTTGTAGCACAGCCGCATCGGCATCATTCTTGATGGTGATATCGTTGGTGCTGCCCTGACCTGTGAGGATCAAGCCTTCAGCGGCTGTAAATCCAAGTGCGGCTCCATCTCCTGCCGCCGTGTCGCCAGTAGCCTTCAAGGTTCCTGCGGCGGTAAGATCACCCGCAACTGTTACATTGACAGTGCCTGTGGGAATTTCCAGTACATCGGCATCAGCATCATTTTTAATTGTTACATCATTTGTAGAGCCTTGACCTGTCAGGATAAGACCTTCTGCGGCTGTAAAGCCTATCGCCGCATTATCACCGGCGGCAGTGTCTCCCGTTGCTTCGACAGTCGATCCCGTGATCACGCCAGAGGCGGTTAGGGCTGCAACCGTTGTTGTGCCGGTGAGGTCAAGGTCTGTGAACGCATCAACCACTGCTGCGCCAGATCCTGCGCCGTCGAGGTATACGGCTTTGACTGCGCCGTTAGCAATATTGACGGTTGCGCCACTGCCTTGCTTGATCGTGATGATCTGAGATCCGGTCGTAGTATTCTCAATGAACATCATGCGACTGACGGTGTTCGGCGCGATAGTTAGTGTTCTTGTCGCATTCAAGGTAGCAGAGCTTGTGACCTTGAAGTAAATCGCCCTTGCCGGATCTGCTGCACCATCAGCAACTGTGGTAGTCGCGTTGGCGTTCGAGGCAAAGCAATCTTGCGTACCAAATCCAAGCGCCTCGCCGATCAGCTCAAGGTTAGTATTTGTTGTTGTTCCCCACGTCCCGCTGCCCTCACCCGTGGCAAGTTCTGTGAGTCTTAGATCATTTACATAGGTTGCCATAGGGTAAATCCTCTAGCTTGTCAAGATATCATTGTAATTGGGAGTCTGCTCGGTATCAATCTGTTCATAAATATTTACAGTGCCAACACCCAGTGTGCCTGCAACACCCGCTGGCCGGACGTTTAGGCTACTTGTAAAAGTTGTTGCGCCGACCGAAAAGGTTGTCCCGACCCCAACAATAGAAAAAAGGTTTTTAGTCCGAACAGATACCGTGCCAAGACCAACAGTCATCGCAAGACCTGCAACGTCTACTCCGCTGGGATCTCCAAATGGCCCGTCACCCCAAGCCTGTCTGCCCCAACCCGTAATCTCTGTCATCGGTCACCTTTATGCTGCGGCTGACATACCCTGAAATTTGCGTTTTAAAATTCGTCGCACTTGATGATACGTCATATCTGCGTTATTGTGAAGAGAGTTCACCTCGACGGCTATCCTCTTAGACCCCAGACCCCTGCGCTTGAGGGCGTAGATTGTCCTGAGCACCTCCTGCTCCGATTCGATTTCCACTAGCTTTGTGCGCTTTTTGTTGCCGTGCTTCTCCTCAACTGCCTCGTATCCGTAGGGAACACCGCCGCCAATGTGATATCCGCGTGACGCCCAGTCCACCTTGCCGTCTCCGAATCGATCCTTAATCGTAGCGTGCTCGATCTCGGCAACCGCCGCGAGCACCATGATCATTATCTCATTTGCCATACGACTCATGTCAAACTTTGACTTCAAGCCGCGCTCCTTTGTCTCCTTCGGATAGACAATGGGCATCTCGCCGAACTGCTCGCAGAAATACAGGGCGATGCCGACATCTTCGAGCACGGGTATTGTGCTCAGCAGGTCGCCAGATGAGCGCGAGAGGCGATCCAACTTAGTGCAGATAACAACGTCGTATTTGTCGATCACGTCTGTAAGCTCACGGCTTGCCGGTCGGTCGAGTATCGGGCGCGTGCCTGAGATGCCGTCGTCAATAAAGAACTTGGTCACGTCGCGGTTGTACTTCTGGCGCACAAACTCGCTGATGTGGCGCTGCTGTACCTCTATTGATACGCCTGAGCGAACCTGCTCGCGGGTGCTAACGCGCACATAACCGTAGATGTGGTTGACCTGCTTGAGTGGTGTTATGCTCACTTTATTCCTCCCGTCAGACCCTGCACGGTAAGATCTTCGTGCAAGCGTTTCCAGTTGATATCGAGCGGCAGATAGTTATCCGCGTGGTGACTAGCAAGCGTCTCGCCGTCTTTAGTCAGATCTACGCCCATATAGCACTTTGGGACGCCATCGTATTCGATGTCAATGTCGTGCTTGGCGCAGGTGCGCCTCACACGATTGTAGTACACCTTCTTCTCTTGTGCGTTCATTGCGCCACCTCTTCAGTTGTGTAGCACTCAGCTTTGGTCGGGCGCTTGTAGAACCCAAACTTGGGGTCATCGTCTGAAGGCTCAACTGCAGCGACAAACTCAACAGTATCGCCACGGCTAGGGTAGATGCTAGATGGTACAGAACCCCACAGCTTGAATCCGCGATCGTCGCGCACCAGCATCTTGAGTGTAGATCCGTACTGCGACTCTTGAATCTTCGTGGTGAGCACAGTGCCGCAGACTGCAATGCGTCCTGCGTTGACTGGCACTGGCTGCGCTGCCGCATCGAGAGCGTCTTGCTTGGCTTGCGCTGCGTCTGCCGCCTTGCGCTGCGGCGTGTAGATGAACTCTTCGATCATCTCGATCACGCCAGATGCTTGGGTCTTCACATAAATGTGACATTTTTGAACGCCGTCAACGTCAAAGTTCATGCCGGACGAAACATCAAGGTAGGCTGACGGTATTTCGCCGTCGAGGGCTTTGCACAGATCATCAGCAATTTGAAGCTCGACGTTAGCGATGCGAGCTGAACGACCCTGCGGATAGCGTGCATTTGCGCTCTCGCCGCGAGTCTCCCAAGCCGGATGCAGCTCCTTGTCGAATGGAAGGTAGGAACCGGCAGCGAAAACATCAACGAGCATATCGTTTCCCTCGAACCAGCAAAAGCGATAGTCGTCGCGTGGAGCGTGCGCTCGACCTTGTGCGTCATATGTCGGCAGTGCGCCGTCATTGTTCTCGCCGCAGAACTTGTCGAAGCGTACCTTATATGCAAGCTGTGCCGCTTTGCTTCGGGCATTGTGGTCGGTGATTCTTTCTTTAAGAGCAGTAATAAGTTTTTTCATGTCATTTCTCCTTTGGTATGTGCCCATTATACACCCTGCGTGTCGTTGTGCAACAACTAGCATCAAAATAAATAAATTAAATATTTTTGAATATAAGTGTATATATAGTTGCACAACGACACGATGTCTGTATAATGGGAACTGTTGAGAAAGAATTAATTTTTCTAAAGATACAGATAGGGACAGCCATGCCCGAAAAGTTTGAGCACAGCGCGTAATCATTGGCGCTCCAATAAATTTGGTGAGGTTATTTGATCAAAAACCTGACGACTTAAACCTGCTGTATCTTTAGATAAGTTAATTACCAACCGCCCCCGAGGGGGCTAGGAGACTAGTGTGAACGATAGAGCAAAGATGTTAGATAGAGTCGCAAAGCTACTGGCTATGGCGAAGCACTCAGCGTCAAACGAGAACGAGGCGTCGATAGCGTTGCGCCGCGCCGAGAGCATGATGCGTAAGCACGATATCCAGTTCGCCGAGCTGAATGCTCAGACACTAAAGGGGGACGACATGATTCAGGCTGACACTGGTGAGTCTCGCAACTCTCGTTGGGTGTGGAATTTAGCGTGGTCGGCTTCATATCTGACAAGCACAATGCCGACAAAAAGAGGAGGCGATATCAAGTTCTGCGGAACGAAGGAGGATACGCAGGTGGCTGCGATGATGTTTGATTATTTAGTCGCAGTGACCGAGCGCCTAGCTAAGAAGTTTGACGGCACTCGCGGTGAGCGCAACAGCTTCAAGGCAGGCGTCGTGTGCGCAATCCTTGAGCGCTGCAGGGCTATCAAGGCGGAGCGCGAGGATGAGCTGAGCCGAGCGACAACTGGCACGGATCTTGTAGTGGTTAAGAAGGATCTGATCGTGAAGCAATTCAATCTGGCATACAAGTCAGGAGGCTCTTGGAGCATTGGCAGCAACAGCGGCTACAACAGCGGGTACAAGCAGGGTCAGGGCGTGTCTCTGAACAATCAAGTGGGATCAACTAGCCGAGCGATGATCGCGTAGGCACCGACCGCCCCTTCGGGGGCAAGGAGAAAATCATGGAAATTATCAAAGGCAAGCCAATCCCAGCGAGAGGTGGGCGAGGTAAAAAATTTGGCTGGGTGTACGAAATGGAGTACGGAGACTGCGTGATTGTCACCGAAGATCTTGAAAAGCAGAAGATCTCTGCCGCGATCCGTTACTCAGATCCCAAGTGCAAAGTTGTAACCCGCACGGATCGAACGGATGTCCTGACCCGCGAGATTACAATCTGGAAGGTCAAGAGGTAATTTAACTTTCACAGCCCCTGCGGGGGCAAGGGGAATGAACATGAAGACTAATATCTCGATTGAGCTGAATGACCAGCAGCGCAGCCACCTCGCTGGCGTCTTTCACGGCAAGGCGAGCA